CATACCGGACACTCGCCCTTGTAATGGTGTTTCCCGGTGAAAGGAGGTAAGCCGTAATATTCAAAGATTTCAGCCCACCGGCCTTTTGCAGCTTCTGCTGTTTTCATATCACTGACTCACTCTGTTTACGTTTTCCTGAAACTTTCGTTTTGCTTCGATAATTAATTGCCCGTCGCTGCCCTCAGGAGGCTCATAGTTGATATTGGCGCTCGGAGGTGGAAATAGATCCTGGTCAGGTTTCTTCCCCATCTGCTGCAGACGTTCGCGGCGTTTAGCAAATTTGATAAGTTTGTGTTTGATGTGATTGCTGACCTCCGGTGTGATCTCCATTGGAAAGTCGCTTAAGCCGTTGGGCCATTCGCCGAATTTCTCCTGAAAGGTATGAGCACACCAGCCATCGCTGACAGGTTTCCCCTGCGCCGCACGATGACGCTGGTAAAACTTGATCTGACTCCACCAGGACTGTTTGTCGCTTTTGGTGTAAACCTTCTCGCCTTTACTCATTTTTTTGAGGTTGCGGGTGCTGTCGGTTTCTACGTCCTCACCGGCCAGCGGCTTAAAACCGCATTTCGGACAGATGTAGACGCCGGCGGGTTTCATGAAGTGGCATTCAGGGCATTCTTTCGGGAGTTTCTCTTCGCGTTCTTTGGCTGCCCGCGCTGCAGCCCCTTTCATGCCATCGTTTTTAGACGGTAGTTCGTCGTATTCAATGGCGTCAGGGAAGCCGAGGCGATGCACGGTACCACTGTGATCAAAAATCAGGCAGGCATCTTTCCCGGGGGCAGTTCGCAGTCCGCGGCCAATCGCCTGCAGCCAGCGGATTTCACTCTTTGTCGGCCGGGCGTAGATAATGCAGCGAACATCGCTATCAAAACCGGCTACCAAAACACCAACACTGACGATTATTTTTGTGGCGCCAGTCTCGAAGCGGTGAATCATCACCTGCCGTTCTTCGTGGGGGGTTTCTGCGACCATGACCTCAGCGTTAATACCCGCCTTGTTAAACTGCATGGTGACGAAATTGGCGTGATCCTTATCGACACAGAACGCTACCGTAGGAAGGTCTCGGCCATGTTTAAGCCAGTTTTCGACGATGTCGCCCACCAGGTCAGATCCGCACATAATCTCGGATAACTGCTTTTCGTTATAGTCGCTGCCATATTCTTCGGAGGTGGCTGACTTAACCCCTTTCAGGTCGGGCTTTGTCGGCGCATAGAACTCATACGGGCTGAGATCCCCGCGGAGGATCAGTTCACCGATGGTGGTGGGTTTTACAAGATTTTCGTAATACCTGCCGAGCCATGGGGAAAACGGTGTTCCCGAAAGACCTACCACCTTGATGCCGGAGTCCCGGATAACCTCCAGCAACGCGCGCTTCTTCATGTGGGCCTCATCGACAATAATCAGGTCGACTTTGTCCGGGAAGTCACGGCGGACCAGCGTATCGGCGCTGGCAATCTGAATAAGGCGCTGCGGATCGTAGTCGGGATGGTTGCGCCAGATAATGCCGATCTCATCTTCGGGTAATCCGTACTCCACAAAGCGGGCGGCGGTCTGACGCACGAGAATAGTGTATGGCGCGATGAATATTACCCGCTTTCCGCGGCTGATGTGTCCGGCAGTGATAAACGCCGCCAGTCCGGTCTTTCCGCTTCCGGTTGGCGCGTAGACCATGAATGTGCGGTTTTGCTTCCACCCACGGCGCAGTGAGTTAAGCGCACGCTCCTGAGCAAAATTCGGTTCGATATTCAGCATCACCATCACCTTTCGTATCACCTATCTAGTACAATACGGAATTACTTAAACCTGGTCGCCCTTACGACTTCGATACCGTCGTCGGCATAGCGAAGCGGATGCGTACCATCCCTGAGCAAGACAAACCCAGACATCCCCTCGGGTAGTTGGTGGAGCTTAATCAGGGAGCGTTTGCGGGGAGATTTATTGTCAACCTCAATAGCGCAGCGCTGCCCGTCAGGTGAGGTCACCAGGCAGTCAACGAACCCTCTGCGACCACCACTCAGGCTGATCGCGAAATTACGCTGCAGGTGGTAACCCATCGACTTGATTTTCTTTTGCATGACATAGTCGAAAGTGACCTTGTCATTCGACTGATGGAATTGCTCTTCCAGAAGGGCAATTAATTTTTGCTTCAGTTCTGCGCTCATAATTTCTCCATTATTTTTTTGTACTCATTGCCTAGTACGTCGGATTTTCTGGTTTCGTCCTATAGATCGAGATCTACCTAACCCTTGTACCCGTCTGTTGGAAGAGCCTGTTCCAGTGCTTCGCACTAACACACAGGCACTCCTCCCCCTCCCCTCCTCTCGTTTATTTTTGAAATCCGTACCAGTTATCTAGTACACAAATACAAACGAGAATCAGATTTCAACCGCTAGGCACCTTTAAGCCAGGCGGCCTTCAGATTGCTATCGTGATCCTGCCAAGGGTGGCTGGGTCGTATACCCCTGCAGCGCGCGTCCGTGTGCATCCACGAATCTGCGAAGCCTCACATTGGCTTCATGCCTTGCCCGGTTCTCCTTGCGGTATGGAACGGGCTCGGCTTCGAACGATTCCCGATACACAGCTGCATAACGCTGAATAGCTTTTTGTCGTGCTGCTGGCGCCAGGCTCAGTAACTGCTGCTTGATCCATTCTTCATCTGCAGATGCGTACACAGAAGGGAGCAAACCGTGGTCAGGCCTCATCCCGTGCAACATCATCTGAAAATACCTCGTCCAAACTTGTATTCAGGCCAAGCTGTTTAAACGCGCTGACGATCCGCTTTCCGACTGCAACATCAGGAATCCTTCTTCCTGTTTCGTAGTGGCTAACGGCCCCCTGGGAGCTATCAATCAGCGCGGCCAGCTCTCCCTGAGTTACCTTTGCTTTGCGTCTAAGGCTCTTGATTCCACTCATTCGATTAGTCTCGCATAATAATACAAAACGTACTATACACGCTCACAAGAATAATACAAAATGGAAGTTGATCAGTAAATACGGAATGTAATAATCATGGCTATGAAACAGAGATGGCAGGACCTGGCCAAAACCAGGATGAAAGAAGTCGGCATGACTCAAGAACAGCTGGCAGAGGCGCTCGGCATAACGCAGGGCGGGCTGGGCCATTGGTTAAACGCCAGACGTGAACCGAACTTAGAGGTTATAGCTAAGATTTTTAACATATTGAAAATGCCCGGCTTCGTAGTAAATGCTGACGGCACTATCAGCGACTCAAGAGCCGATCACAATGTAAGATTTAATAGCATTAACGAATCCAAGGGAAGCTACCCTGTTATAAGCTGGGTTAGCGCTGGAGATTGGATGGAAGCTGTAGAACCGTATCACCGTAGAGCGATAGATCGATGGTATGACACCACCGTTGAATGCTCTGAGGATTCGTTCTGGTTAGACGTCAGAGGCGATTCCATGACATCACCAGCAGGGCTGAGCATACCGGAAGGGATGGCGATACTTGTCGATCCCCAAGTGGAAGCAATCAACGGAAAATTGGTTGTAGCGAAACTCGACGGTGACAATGAAGCCACATTCAAAAAGCTTGTTATCGATGCCGGTCAAAGATTTCTCAAACCCCTCAACCCCCAATACCCAATAATCCCTATCAATGGCAACTGCCGTATTATCGGGGTTGTAGTCGACGCAAAAATCACCAACCTCCCATAAATTGGCCGCGAAAGCGGCTTTTTTTTGCCTCCAATACCCCGCCAGAAACTAAAAAACCTTGAAAAACAAAACGATGTGAAATAATACACCAAAATACTCCGTTTTGTATTGATCTTATTTAATACGTTATGTATTGTTTATGCATTGGCGGATTAATGGAGTGCAAAAGATGAGTACAGAGAAATTTTTTCAACTGGTAACTATACCTGATTACCGTTTCTCTTCCGATAAAGAGCAATGTCAAAACATTGATTTCGACAAAATTGCTACTGATTGCGATACAAAAACAATATCTATTTTGCAAGCCATCAATCATATAGGGGTTAGCATAATGAGTGAGGCAGAAGAAAAGAGATTAAATAAAGATAAAATAATGATGCTTTCTAGTGTTGTTGCAGACCTCGCTGAATTAGCAATAGCAACAAATAAAATAGCTAACTCAGCAACATATTCTTCCGGTTATAAGGATGCTAAAAATGTCTGATATCACTTTGCAAAAAGCAGCATCAAAGGCTTACCAGGCTGAGATTGTGGCGAGGATGCTTGAGAACTACCCTCATAAACTGACCGACTCAGACGTGGAATCTGTCGCCTCACTTTTGGCTGATCTGATTGGGCCAGTTGCAGCTTACCTTATTGAGGAAGAGTCTAAAAACCCGGCTTAAAAAATTAATTAGTAATTTTATTTACAGGAGTAATTCCTGGGATTTCTGCAATCAAATTAATGGTAACCATGATTAATAAACAAGCATTTAAAACAGCTCAGTTATTTGTCTCACTTGGTTATTGGTCTATAGCCATGCTTTATTTAAAAAAGGCTTACGGTAAATAAAAGTGAATAATTTAATTAGCACTTATAGACGCAGAATTTTAAAAGCGGCCTTGTTACGCCACCAGCGAAAGACTGGGAGTAGCTTACTTGTCATTAAGCTTAACAAGGGTGGGATTAGTACTATCGAATTAACTGAGATTCTTCTTGATGGATTGTTGCGGAAATTCGAGCGACTGGCGCTCGGTGAGTACGGAAATGTGGAAGGTGTGAAAGCTCTCAAGGGAATTTACAGCAACTCTGTTGATGTTAATGGCAGCGGCGAATTCCTCACAGAAAGCGGGAAAGAGTTAATCGACGAGCTTATTTCTGAACTGGTGGAGTTCGTCAAAAAGCAGAAACCAGTTACTGCGGAGTCCGGCAATGAATAACCAGCAAACAATGCTCTATCAGGGTGTGCTGATCCCCCGCCCCGTGTTGAACGTGGATCTGCATGTCCTCCCTGATTTTACCGGGCGGGTAGTCGTGCACATCGAGAACGGGAGGGTGATATGCGACCGCCAGCTGTTCGACGACGAGCACATTTGCACACTGGCCACGTTTATCGAAATGACGCGCGAAATGGAACTGAGATTTGAGGAGGTAGCTGGTGGCACTGACAGCGATACGAATTCCTGAGAGGGTTCACCTGCAGGCGCTGCAGGTCCTGCTGCGGTATCGGCGACGGCGGATATTCCCGCGGCGAATGCGCCGCACCGGCTACCTCAGCCTGAAGGTTAACCCACGCTGGCGCCTGTTATCGAAAGACGATGGCCGGAACTGGGAAGTTATGAGTCATGAAACCTATAACCGGGAGAAAGACAAATGATTGACAACAGAACTGTCAGCGCCATTGATCTGGCGTTACAAAAGCACCCAACGCAGGTTGGTGATCTGTTCGCCGCGATCCGCCACGGACGCATGAAGCGGTGCTTCAGCCGGGATACCGCAATTCGTTACCTGGCGTTCTTCATGACCTCCCGAGCTTTTGGGCGTTCTGGTTTCAAGCAGCGTTATCCGGACGTGCAGGTAATTCATCCACTGAATCCAGAACTGAGTAGCTGGCAACGTGGCGCCGTGACCATTGAGTATTTCAACGCCCACCAGCGCACCGTTCGCCGGCTGCGTCGCATCCTCGCCCGCAAAAGAGAAATGCAAAAGTGGTGCAAAAAATGGGATGCCATGCACGACCGCTACGTGAAAGAGCGCGAAGAACTGCAGGCCTGTAAACCAGCAGAGGTGCGCAATGCTTCAGAACATGCTTAACCCGGAACCAACCTCAACAGGGATCCGGTCTGGAAACCGGGTGATTGGCTACTCCGCTGCTATTCGCCTGCTGGATAACGGTCGCTATGACAAACACCTTGCCGATGGAATGGAAATTCTGGCCTGCATCATGGAAACGGTAGAAAGCAACTGGATCACGCTCAATATCGAAAAAGAGTTGATCCTCTGGCGCTGGCTACTGGCTGCCGTGTTCATCACTGAGGAGCTGGAGAAAAACGGAACTGTCGACGTTCCGAATGATACTGGCGGTGTTGATACTGCTGTTATCTATTCCAGCAAGCATGGCGCCATTAGCGTCTATCCGGGACCTGAACGCTTTGCACTCGCCAACCATATTGAGCTGGGGGCAATCGAGAAATATGGGC